CCCTAGCCCACCATGGATGTAACGCTATGTGTGCCGCCCCTGTAATCTGAGGGGACCCAACGCTAGTTACTTTGACATTCAGTACGCCATTTAGGTAGGCATAGTGTCTTATTTTATCACGTATCAATTTTGATCCTAAAAATATTCTTAGCGGTCTAGGGTTGAAGAAATACTCTCCTCCCACTGGTATCCCATATTGGGCAATTTGCATGGGGCGCTCTAAGTAATGGGACAGCGCTCTAGATTCATGTTGCCTGAGTGATAATAAATCTTTATTTACTAGCTCTGTGCTAATAACTGCTTCTTCTTTAGCTCCAGACATATGTAAGACCCCTGATTGTAAGGTGGCTGCATCTTGATGACTAGGTTCATTACCGTAAACTTCCGCATGTGGTTCCATGTGACGCATTAGGCAGTCACTGCCCTCACGAATTATAGTATCGTGATAACTATTCATTTCTAATGTATTAGCAAGCTCTGTAGGATTAAACAATAGTTCAAGCTCATAACTATCATCCTCATCTAGAGTAGACTTATCCTCTAGGTTCAATATTATTGTCTCACTAAAAGCCTCTTGAGTCATTGGGTAACCAGTTAGTGAAGACACACCATCTGAAATGGATTTTCCTTCCTCCATACGGAATTTATAATACTCTTCGTAGGAGAGACCCTTGCCGGGGAATAGTATTTTAAGCTCTTCAGCTATTCTGTTATATATTCCTGACCAATAGTTAAATGTATCAATATCATGGTATGACAATTCTCTCATAGCACTATATAGTACATCATAGGCGTGTCGCTTATTGGAAGTGGTAGTTTTGCCCTTTACCAAGAGCGACTTGTTTATGGATGTAACATCTAAAGCCCCACAAATAGTGTGTGTATACATATCATAGGAACTTCTTCTCTTAAGGAAATCACACCACCATACACACATATAGGGAATAGCTTCGTCCGATTTGTTCGGCATAGTAAGTACGATGTCATATTGCTGTAAAAAATCTCGATATGTAATGTGATTGTATGAATTACACGCAAAACTAACACCACTCCAAAAGTCATCACCATATGTACTAGTATGTACATAGTCTCTAAATTTTCCTACGCCACCAGAATGGAAGTATCCACACCTTTGTAATAGTGAATTACATATACTATTAAGTAAGGCAGTGAGATTATGACCAGAAGGAACTCCAGATGTGAACTCTATTAAAGTACCATTAAAATGACAAGTAAAATATGTTACATCAGTAGCTAGACCTCTCATTATTTTAATATCATCCTCCGTGTACCCTGGTAGGAGCATGGCAATTTCTATCAAAATCTGAAACGCCATAAATACTACATCTGGGGGTAATCGAATATCCCATTTCCCGTAATCACCAGCTACTATCCTATCTGCACAATTATCGCTAAATGTTATATAATCATGCATTTGGTGCCACTCATGGCTATGAGGATTAATTCCCACTGCACACTCACTTTCAATAGGGTGCATGTGAAAAATCCTTGCTATAGGCAGAAAATATTTACGTAATGAAAATTGTAGTGCCATATCACAAGCATGAAACACCCTAACTTTAAACTTATCTTTACGTTGAGGTTCGTCTTTTAGGCATGCCCGGAAAATGGGATAGTATCTAACTCCTCGTAGATATCTGTCACTCATGTCGGACACTTCAGCATCAATTTCATCTTGGTTATAGAACCACATGTTACCTGGTTCTCCACGCAAATAATGGCGCTTCTTCTTCCCTTTTGGGAAACCAAAAGATGCTCCCATATTCATGGAGTCAATAAATCTTACTCCAGGTATACCATTAATGATTTGTTGTTCATTTAAAGGTTTGCAGTAATCTTTATTATACTTAATATAGTTATCAGTAACTTGTTCCATAGTACCTAAATAATCTTTCTTGGCCTTGTGTAACAATTGCGA